AAAACATAAAGAGCCATGAGGTGAGAAAGTGAACATAGTTATAAAGATTATAGATGGGGAGAAGATAATAGATTTCTCAACCCTGGATGAGGATAAGAAGAAAGAATACGGACAGCGCCTCAATGAGCAAGGGCTAAGTGCTATGGGGTATGTCCGTAGTAAGGAGGCAACATGAGAGATGTAGGTTTGATTATAGCATATAACAAGCGTATTAATGCGGCAGTAGACGATAGACGCATAAGGGACGCGGCTAAGTGGATGTGCAGATTACATAAGTTAGAAAATAGAAATGGAGTTCCAGTGGGGAGTTATAGACTCAGGGAGGTGTAAATGACTAAAAGTACATATTTGGGAAAGTGCATGTATTGCGGGCAGCAGGCAATGCTTGAGATTAATGATGATATTGTAGCTTCATATGAAGACAAACCAGATGATTGGGATACATACATTTCAGAGGAAGCGACTAAGATTTGCAAATGTGAAGGAGCAAGAGCATGGTGGAATGTAGAAAGGCGAGTGCGTAAGGCAGAAGACGAGTGCCTGAAGCTTGCTAACAGTGAACAGATAGGAGAGGTACTGAAAGCTGCAGTAAGACCTGTTATGAGAAGTGAGTTTGATAAGCTCACAATTAAAGATGGGGGGTTACCTACAGTGTGTATCTTGATAGTGATGAACGCCTTCATGTCCGTAGAGAACATAAGGTCACAGAAGATAAGACAGAGTAAATAAAAAGAGCCGCTTGGAGAAGCGGCTCGAACCAAATCGACAAGTTGCGTAACAACTTGAATACATAATAAATCATTTTAAGAATAAAGTCAATATTTGATGTGAATATCAAGAAAAATAATGGGGAGAAATCCCCATAAAAACTTGATTGTATTAATTAAGTTAAGAACCAAGGAGACAATTTTTAATGCCATACATAAAGGAAATATGTATAGCAGGTAGCGTAATAACAATAAGACGATATCACACCCTTAGATATAACTGTCGAGGGGAAAGAAGGGAGAGCCGGGAGAAGGTAACAACAGCGAAACAGGAAACCATAAACCGGAGACTGGCAGAAAGGAAGCTGGCGGCAAAGATGAATACCAATTTTACAGATGAGACAGGAATGTTGGTTACATGGACTTATGCCAGGGAGAGTCGACCTCCCACACCTGATGATATGACAGTAGATATTCGCAATCTGCTAAAAGCTTTGAGGAGAGAATTTGAGAACATTGGTCCTCTAAAGTACATCTATGTTAAAGAGATAGGAAGCAAGGGGGCGCATCATATTCACATGATCATGAGTGTATGTGATGTGCGTGTATTAAAGAAGTGTTGGAACAAAGGGTTTGTCCATGTAAAGCCGCTGGACAGTGACGATGACTACACAAGAATTGCTCAGTATTTTGTTAAGTATGCAAATAAGACAGAGGAGACTCTTGGCAGAAGAATAGGTAAGCGATGGAATTCTTCAAGAAATTTAAAAGAGCCAGTGATTGTAAAACAGGTAGTTAATGCAAATACGTTTGCAGATAAAACAAGGAGAAGCACAATACGCAAATATGAGAAACAAGGATATTACATGGTTAAGGATTCTGAGAGAACCGGAATATCTGAGATGGGCTTTAGATACTATGAAGCCAAGTTTCGACGACATAAAGGAAGGGAGTGTGGTTAGTGCAGAAAGTAGATGTTTATATAAAAACTAATGTTAGAGGACCTGCAATAAAGAAGCATGCCGCATACATGTATGTCTTAAAGATAGTTATTAACGGCAAGGAATTTGTCCGTAATGGCAAAGGTACACTTGAGAATGTAACAGAGAACCAGGCAACACTGCAGGCAATAATACATGCATTTATGCGTTTCCATGAAAACTGTGAAATCCGCATAAATACAGAATGTGAGCATGTATTAAACAGCTGTAGAAATGCATGGCCGCAACAGTGGGAAAAGGACGGTTGGATAAAAAAGACTGGCAAGCCAGTAAAGAACGCAGACCTGTGGCAGCAGTACCTTAATGTAAGCCGAGGACATGTAATAAGTTGGGTGAACAAGCCACATGATTTTAGTAAGTGGATGGATTATGAGCTTGGGAAGATGGAGGCAGAATGGACGAATCAAAGATAAAAAAGGAGCTGGAGCGTCTTGAGCGGTTAAGAAAAGCCGCGTACATGATGCAGCCCTGTAAAACAGCGGATGAAACAAGCATCAAGGTTACTAATCTTACCCTTCTTGGAGGGCAGATTGCAAAGCTTGAGCGGGAATTGTATATCTGCCAGCATCCAGAGGTAGACAATTAAGAAACAAGAACGGTGCAAAGCCGCATAAAAACAGAATGGGAGTGACATTTTACTCCAAATATATCTACATGGTACTTATTCATGCACAGATTAAGAATATATCACAGTAATTTTATCTGGCAGCAGTCCACCCGGGAATCCGGGTGGGGAAAGGAGATATATGGAAAGCATAATGCAGGACATAAAGGAATGTTACCTGTGCCGCATGGAAATGCTGCAGAACAACAATTTTAAACAGTTGCCTTCCAGTGGGCTTGAGTGCCACCACATCATGCACGGAACGGCCAACAGGAAGATATCAGAGCATTACGGCTTAAAAGTGTGGCTTTGTCCGGAACATCATAGAACCGGCAAGGATGCAGTACATAAATGCAGGGAAACGGACCTGAAGCTTATAAAAGCAGGCCAGGCGAGATTTGAACAGGTATTCAGCCATGGTGAATGGATGCAGGTTTTTATGAAAAATTATTTGTAGGAGGAAATATGATGTTTGAGGTATTTGGAGAATTTGATTCTGCAGAAGAGATAAATAAGGCAGCTGCGGCACAGCTTGAACAGGGGGACATGCAGGCTGTAAGGGATATAGCAAAAGAGAACGGACTGGATCTGGATGATGCAGAAGACTATATAGCAGGAGATATGGAGGAGCTGTGTAATCCGCTTATGGCTGCACTTGGAAAATTAAAGATTGAGAGAGCAGATTTAGAACTTAAGGGAGTTCTTGAAGACTGGTACGACATTGTAACGGATATGTGCGTAAATGATGAAGCAGTAAGGGCAGCAGTCAGGCGTAAGGATAAGAGTCTGAAGGTGTTTATGAGCCTGATTCTCGCAAAAGCATTTGATACGAAAGAGCTTGTAAGCAGTAAGATTGTGAAAATTACTAAGGTAAAAAACGGTAAAGAGCAAATGAGAAGTCCAGTATACCTTGGAATTCCCAACAGAGCTGAAATAAGGAATATATGTAAGGATTATTACTTAAAATAGGAGGTTCACATGAAAGCAATAAAAGCATTTAATTCAGATTTATGTGCAACTCTGGGGAAAGGCGTAATGCAGTACGAACCAGGTAAGACTTACAAGGAAAGTGAAGCTAAATGTGCCCGCAATGGTTTTCATTGTGCAGAAAATCCACTGTGTGCATTAGGATATTACAGCGGTTTGGACTCTAGATTTTTTATCGTGGAAGCAGGAGGAGAAGTTAACCAGGATGGAAATGGCACGAGAATATCGTGTACAGAAATAACACTGCTTAAAGAAATAACCAGAATACAGCTTGCAGCGCTTGCATGTGAATATATTCGGAAACACCCAGACAGAGAGGAAAAAGGAACACATCTTAATCGTGATGTAGGATCCGTAAATTTAAAAGGAGATTTTATTATAGTAAGAGGCAAAGAACCGAGAGGCAGAGGAGTTAAAGGCTCTTATATATTTCTGATTGAAGAGAAAAGAGATAGTCTGGAAATAGAATCGATACAGGCCTTATATGTAGACGGAACAAAGATAAAAGCAGATAAGTACTATAGATTGAGGGGTGGCGCAATATGCAAAGAAAAGAATTAAGAGCATTAAAACGCATATATGCGACACCGACAATGAGAAGGATTGCACAGGATAATAAGCTGGATAAGCCGATTGTTTATAAATACAGCTGGCATAAATACACATACAGCACAAAATATGACATGATGCTTAGGTGTCAGAGCCGGGGTTCTATTCTTATGATTGCAGTATTTTTTCCGGATGATGTAGCAAAAGGGTTTAAGTATCCTGTATATGAAATATATTGCAATCCTAAAGGATGTGAATACATCACAAGAGAAAGAAATCCCGAAGACGGTAAAGAAATAAGATGGACAAATGCACTCGTATTTAATCTTGAAAGAATTGATACAATAAGATTCTTTAATTATGAGCCTGACTTGAAAATAAGAAAAAGAACAATATGGCAGAATAATGATGGTAAAAAGGAGATAAAACAATTTCTAGGAACCAATATGAGCGGACTTGAAGGGCTTATTGAATATCAGCATCGTTGTAAATTATATAGTATTAAAAAAGCTGAAGAAAAGGAACAGGAACCGTGGGATGAGGAACTGGCGTTAACCCCGCCTGTGCTGAAAGGATTTGAGAGATGGTCCAAGCATGAGGCTATGAATGAAAACTTTATTTTTTATGAGAGTATACACAGTCCTACAGGGTATTGTTCCTACTGTGAAAAGGAAGTCCCACTTATAAAACCGAAACGAAACGGAGAAGGTAAATGCCCTTGCTGCCATAAGAAAATTATATTTAAGCTTAGAAGCAAGATAAAAGGTTTAAGAACACGGGCAATATCAACAAGCTGTATACAAAGGATTGAAGGTGGATATGTTGTAAGAACATTTAAAGTTAATTCTGCATACAGGAATGCAACATACGATAAACCGGATTGGTCATTTATAGAATATCAAAGAACATTCATGTATAGCGATGGACGAATAACAACATATGAATACGAAACATATAAGAATAAATACCTTAGATTCTGTAAACAGGAAAGTAAGCTCCCGTATGAATATTACAATAGAAAGATTAAGCTTTATCCCAGAAATCTAAGTCTTTTAAAGAAAAGTGTATTAAGAAACAGTGCAATTGACTTGTGGCCGATTCTGCCATACAGCCCTGCAAAGTATTTGTATGTAGAAAAAGGCAATCCGGCAATAGAAATGTTGGCAAAAATAAAGCTTTTTGGACTGGCAAAGGAAATTATCAAAACAGGATATGATAAAAATTTACTAAACCAGGATGAAACGGAATTAGCCAAGATGCTTAAAATTGATAATGCCCGCCTTAAAAGATTAAAAAATATGACTCCAACGCTTGTAACATTGAAGTGGATGCAGTATGAAAAGCTGGCAAATACAATATGGCCAGACGACATGATATCTGAATTCGGGCAGAATGAAATAGAAGTAAGTGAGCTTAATTTTTTGCCTAAACCAATAAAATACATGAAAGTATACAACTACATAAGACGGCAGCAGATATTAAGCGGAGAGACCTTTAAACAGACATTTATTACATACAGGGATTATTATTGCCTTGCAGAACAAAATAAATGGAATATTGCTAGCACGCAGATTTCTATGCCGAAGAATCTCGAACAGGCACATATGAATGCAATATTATTTTCTCGTGGAACATCTATAAAGAATCAGACGGAAAAGTTAGAAAAGGAATGGCCATTGTGCAATAAGATTCTGCCAGATTTAAAGAAGTATGAATACAGCAATAACGAATATTCGGTTGTAGCACCTGTATGTATAGAGGATATGGTTCGAGAAGGGATAGCATTAAATCATTGTATGGACCATGCAGATTTTTACTACGACAGGATCCAGCAGAGAGAAGCATATCCGTTTTTTCTGAGGAAGACTAACCAGAAAGATATGCCTTGGTACACACTTGAAGTAGAAGCTTCCGGAAACATAAGGCAGAAAAGAACAACTGGAGATAATCAGAACCCAGACCTTGAGCCAGCAATACCATTTTTATATGAATTTATGGAGCATTTTAAGCAGGTTATGAATGCGGAAGAAATAAAGCAGGGAATAAAAGCAGATAAAAAGCGTAAGGAAGAATATAAAAAGCTGAGAGAAGAACAGAAAAAAGTATGGCATGGTAAGTTGGCCGGACAGTTGCTTGCTGATGTTCTGGAGGCGGATTTTATGCAGACAATTTAACAGAAGGAGCAAATATGATAGAGATAATACCTACAGGAACATTTGATGAGTGGCAGCAGGCATTGGATACGGAATTTAGTAAGAGTGCCGAGAGCTTTATAAGAATAGGATATCTATTAAAGATAGCAAGAGATACGGATATTCTTAAGGATACACCGTATGCAAATGTAATTGATTACGCTAAAACAAGATATGGATTGGATAAGACACAGGTGTCCAGATTCATTGCTATAAATGAGAGATTCGGAAGTAAAGAAGATGATTCTGCCCTGGGGGATAAGTATAAAGGATTTGGATATGCCAAGCTTGCTTTAATGCTTAATATGCCGGATGAAATCATAGAAGAAATATCGCCGGATTATTCTAAATCTGAAATAGAGGATATTAAGAAAGAGATCGATGAGGAAAAGAAGATATCTGACATAGAGATTTTAATCGAGGGCAAAGAAGAATGTATAAAAAAACTTAATGAACTTGAGCAGGTACTGCATCAGCTGTTCCATGACAATCCAGAACTGTTTATGAAGATACATACATCAACATATGAGACAGCAGAGCTGATAGATATATTTGCTCCTGCAGGAGAAATGATATATTCAGTTCGTCTTTTAGGTGTTGGCCGTCTTATGTTAAGTATCAAGGCAGACTCTGGCAGAATTACAATAACTAATGTTAGAAACATGGAAAAGACAGAGTGGAACATAGAGGAGCTTGCGGAATCCGTAATAAATATATTTAGCATGGCAGTGGATACAGAAGATCCGGCTAAGGCATGGACAAGCATCTATAAAGAGGAATATCCGAAAAAAGCAGAAGTTGCACCGGTGCAACAGGAAAAGCCAGTGCAGAGGAAAGAAAAGAAAGTACAGAAAGCCAAGATTGAGAAACCTAAGCCCCAGCCGGTAGAAGAGCAGATACCAGGGCAGGACAGCGTGCTTAATCATCCGGAGTATTTACCGGAAAACACAGAAAAACCGAATTTTGAAAGAGATATGTCGAAAATGGCGGAAGAAACACATGATTTTAAAGAAGCACCTGAAGAGAAAGAAAAAACAGAGCCAGAAATGCCAACAAATGCGATAAATACAGAATGTGAGGACGAAGTAGACGCACTTGGGAATTATATGAATTGTTGGGAAGCAATATGTGATGCACACCGCAAAATTGCCCTGTTTATCGAGGATTACAGCACATCCGATATTACACCAGACAATATGCGAATAGAAGCGGCACGCATAAATGCGGTTACATTGGCAGAAGAATTGGAGCACCTAAAAGCTCTGTAGACCGCATAAATACAGAATATGGAGGTTAATATGACGACGGGAATAATATGTTTTATAGCTGGTTTTATAACGGCATGGGGAATATCAGCATTGTGTAACGCAGGAAGGGGAAATTGAGATGAATAAAGACTGTATCATGATTAATTTAGAGCATAGAGATTGTAAAGGACTTAAAGAACTGTATTGCGCTAAGGAGGATAAGCCTTGCCCATTCTATAAGCCGGTGGATAAATACAATAGAGATGGCAGCAGAAAGGGAAAAGTATGTGGAAAGTAACGAAGAAAGACGGTAGTACAGTAGAAATAGAAAGAGATAATAGCCTTGTAATATACATAAAGGAACTTAATAACGAAGCTGATCTTGGTGAGATACTTAAGATTGAGAGGTGCGAAGATGTCAAGAAGACGACATAAACATTTATGTGAATATACCTGTTGTGAGCAATGTTCTAAGAGTGTGGCAGCAGACGGAACATATACATGTAACAATAAGACTGTTATAGAGAACTACATGCCAACAGAAGATTACTTCTGGTGTGATGGAGAGATGTTTATCAGGAGGGAACATGAGACTAATTGATGCGGATGAATTATTGTTAAAATTTAATAAAGTCTATGATGAAGCAGATGCAAAGTATCACGAATCAGATTTTGATAGCTTCTGGGGTGGCGGTTGTTCAATGATACAAGAAGTCATAAAAGAAACTGCAGAACAGCCAACAGCCTATGATGTTAATAAGGTTGTGAACAAGTTAGAAATGAGCAAAAAGACAGCACTAGACTTAGTAAAATTACCACATTTCTTTATTAAAAGTCTGCAGGAACTTGTAGACATATGTTTTGACAGAGCAATAGAGATAGTAAAGGCAGGTGATGAACAACTTGAAAAATAACAATATAAAGGACCTTCTTAAGCAGTATAATGATTTGGTTAAGGAGAAACAGGAAATACAGGCTGCAATTGATAAAATACAAAGAGAACTTGATAAAATGGAAGCTGAAGGCTATACGGAAAAGGATAGTGTTACCGGTGGAAATGGGGGTAAGCAGCATTTTGTTGTAGAAGGCTTCCCTTATCCGGCATATTCACAGAAAAGAACGCTTCTTTTAGTACGACAGCAACAGCAGATAGACATTAAAGGGAAGATAGATACGCAGATAAACCTCATAGAACAATGCATTAATCAAATTGACAACAGCAGAATGAGGCGACTTATAACATTAAGATACATAGAAGGTTTATCCTGGGTACAGGTAGCAAGAAAGATGGGAAAACACCACACAGCAGATGGTTGTAGGATGGCCGTAGAAAGATTCTTATCAAAAATTTAAAGTTTGTTCGCTCTGTTCGTTTTGTCTGTGGTAATATCTAAGATGACCAAGGTGGACATGATGAACAGCATGATTTCTCCATTATTAAATATTAAATACCCCCGGTAAGGCACTAGCTTAAGGCTGGTGCCTTTTTTGTATGTCAAGAAAGGAGCTGATTGTGTGGGATTAACAGACAAACAACGGAAATTCTGTGATGAATACCTTATAGACCTTAATGCCACACAAGCGGCTATTAGAGCGGGGTATACAGAAAAGTATGCAAATACAAATGCATCAAAATTACTACAAAATACTACAATTTCACAGTATATAGGAGAAAGACAAAAAGAACTATCGCGTAAGACAGAGATTACTCAAGAGCGAGTAATAAGGGAACTGGCGCTGATAGCTTTTTCTAATGCTACTGATTATGCGCGTGTTGTAGAAAAGAAAATGAAAATAGAGGTTGATGGCGTACTTGTAGATGTACTTGATGAAGATGGCAATCCTATTATGTATAGAACAGTAGAGCCAGTGCTGACAGAAGAGCTCACGGACGACCAGAAAAGAGCGTTAGCAGTTATTAAAAAGGGGCGGGATGGATTAGAGGTTAGACCTTGTAGTAAGGAAAAAGCTTTAGAGCTTCTTGGTAGACATCTTGGTATGTTTACAGACAAGATAGAAGCTAATATTAATGATTCTGTAAAGAATGAGCTTGCAGAGCTTCTTGCTCAGCGTAAGGCAAGGGGTGAGCCTGATGCTTCTAAGTGATAAGTATTGGGATTACATAGATACACCGGCAAGAGCAGAATTCCTTGAAGGTTCTACTGCATCAGGTAAGACAACAACGGTTGCTGTGAAGTTTATCATGAATGTAGCAGAATCAGATATGAAGCTGCATGTTATATCTGGTAATACAACAGGTGTTATTGAAAAGAATATAATCAATGCAGATATGGGATTGCTGCAGATATTTCCCAATTTGGAATACTGTGGAAACGGTGATAAAGAGAATAAACTTCCACATATTAAATTCAAAACTGGCAGCAGTACAAAGATAATATATATTCTCGGTTACGATAATGCCAGCAAGTGGAAGAATGCCTTGGGTTCGCAGTTTGGATGTGTGTGGGTTGACGAGTGCAACACAGCCAACATAGATTTTATACGAGAGATATTTGGCCGTTCTGAATACTTTGTAGGAACTCTTAATCCAGATGCACCTACATTACCCATATATTCAGAGTACATCAATCACGCTAGACCGATTGATAAGTACAAGGCGGATGTGCCAGAAGAGATATGGAAGGACCTTAACGGCTGTGAGCCTATTAACGGCTGGGTGTACTGGTTCTTTACATTTGAAGATAATATATCCATGACACCAGAGAAGATAGAACAGAAGAAAATGAGCTATCCTCCCGGTACCAAGATATATAAAAACAAAATATTGGGCTTAAGAGGCAAGGCTACAGGTCTTGTCTTTTCTAATTTCTGCAGGCGGCATGTTATTACTAAGGAACAGGCTAAGGCATTTATTAAGCGAGAATATGACGACAAGCAGACAGAATGGTTTGTAATATATACAAGCGGTCTGGATACGGCATATTCAACCAAGAGTCCTGATACTATTGCAATGTCATTTATGGGAATAACCAATAAAGGCAAATTGATAGTGCTGGATGAAAAGGTATATAACAATGCGGCTCTTGATATACCAATAGCTCCAAGCGATACAGTAAGGAATTACATAGACTTCCTGGAACGCAACAGAAAAGAATGGGGCGGCATGGCAAAGAACACCTTTATTGATAACGCTGATCAGGCGACAATAACAGAATTTGCCAAGTATAAGAGAGAGCATCACGAATGCCTGTATATATTCAACAATGCGTATAAGAAAGTAACAATAATAGACAGAATAAACCTGCAGCTTGGTTGGATGTCCTTTAACGACGAAAAGGGCAAAGAGCCAAGCTATTATGTTGTAGATACATGCACGAACTACATCGGAGAACTGCAGGTATACAGTTGGCTGGAAGATAAAGACTGTGAGCCGGAAGATGGAAATGACCACATGGTAAACAGTACGCAATATGGCTGGATACCATATCGAGACAAAGTTGGAGTAGAAAATAGAGAATAGATAGGAGAGTGAGAGAGGTGAGCATATTTAATACTATGGCTGATAAGATAAGAGATGGAATAAGGACATGGTTGCGTGTGCAGCCGGCACAGAGAGGTGTAATTAATATACAGGAAATCTTCGACTTTGAAGGTAACGCCATTAAGAATCAGATATGGTACAGAGGCGTAAGTGAAGAGCTGTCGCAGCTGTATGATCAGGTTGATGGGGACAAGACAAGATTCTGGGCTGCAAAATGCTCTCCTGGGCTAGCGATAAGAAAGATACATGTAGGATTACCTGCAATGATGGTTGATATGCTTGCAAGTATTGTTGTTGCAGATATGAACGAGGTAGATGTTGGCAGTAGGCAGTCAGACTGGGATAAGATAGCGGAAGAAAATGACTTTACAGAGCTTATAAAGCAAGCAATATCAGATACACTTATTGTTGGAGATGGAGCATTTAAGCTATCCATAGACACGAATCTCAGTCAGTATCCAATCATAGAGTTTTATCCTGGCGACAGGGTAGAGATAATAAGAGAACGCGGCAGAGTGAAAGAGGTTGTGTTTAAGACAGTATATACAGTTAAGAATCAAGAGTACATTCTGCTTGAAACATATGGCAAAGGCTATATAACATATATGCTCACAAGAGATAATAAAGAATGTGATATCAGCACTGTGCCGGAGCTTGCAGGTTTAAGACCTGTAACATGGGAAGATAAAAGTTTTATGATGGCCATACCGCTCATGTTCTATAAATCAGCGAAATTTAAAGGCAGAGGTAAGAGCATATATGACAGCAAGATAGATGAATTTGACGCGCTGGATGAAGCATGGAGCCAGTGGATGGACGCTTTAAGACACAACCGTACAAAGGAATATATACCAGAGAATTTACTTCCTCGAAATCCAAGTGATGGAGCTGTTATGCTGCCAAATTCATTTGACAACGCTTATATACAGTATTCGTCTCCTATGGCAGAAGGTGCAAGTTATAAGATAGAGAGGGAACAAAGTGAAATACCGCATGAAGGGTATCTTGCTACATATATCACGGCATTGGACCTTTGCTTACAGGGAATCATGAGCCCTTCTACATTGGGAATAGATGTAAAGAAGCTTGATAATGCAGAGGCTACAAGAGAAAAAGAAAAGGCTACATTGTACACAAGAAACAATATTGTAAATCAGCTCCAGAAGGTTCTTCCGAAACTTGTAAAAATGACATTACAGGCAATAGATACACTTAATAATTCAGCAACACAGGACATTGATGTTGATGTGACATTTGGTGAGTATGCGAACCCTAGCTTTGAGAGCCAGGTTGAGACAGTAAGCAAAGCTAAGCAGGGTGGCATCATGAGTGTGGAAGCGTCCGTTGATGAGTTGTATGGAGACACTAAGGATGATGACTGGAAACAGGAAGAGGTTGCAAGGCTTAAGGCTGAACAGGGAATATCTGATATGGAAGAGCCGGCACTTAATATGGAATCAGATGGATTTGAAGTGGAAAGCTTTTAGAGGTAGCCTATGTTAAATACAGACTATGATATAGAGAAAGCCTTTAAAGCTATAGAAGATGAGCTGATTGCTTCCATGATGCGTAATCTTGCAAGCCATAGAGCAGAAGAGACAGATATGGGGTTTAACTGGTCACAGTGGCAGGTAGAGCAGCTTAAAGCTTTGGAAAGGTATAAAGCACAGAATAAAAAGAAGTTCACGAAGTCATTTAGCAATATAAATGATTCTATTGAAGCAATGATATTTGCTGCCAGACAGGAAGGCGGTACAGAACAGGAACAGAAGATATTAAGGGCCTTGAAGAAAGGTTTGAAAGCATCTAAGGTGTCACAGGGCGCTGAAGGTGCTTTTTTCAGGCTTAATACCAGGAAACTGGAAGCTCTGATAAAAGCCACAAAGAATGATTTTGGTACAGCAGAGAAGGCAATGCTCAGGATGTCCGAAGACAAATACAGACAGATAATATTTAATGCACAGGTATATGCAAATACAGGCGCAGGAACATATGAGAAGGCTGTAGATATGGCCACAAAGGATTTTCTTAAGGCTGGTATTAACTGCATAGAATATTCTAATGGTGCAAGGCATACAGTAAAGGATTATGCCAAGATGGCAATTCAGACAGCCAGCAAGCGCGCCTATTTGACCGGAGAAGGCGAAATGAGACAATCATGGGGAATTAGTACAGTTATCATGAATAAGCGTGCTAATGCCTGTCCTAAGTGCCTTCCATTTGTTGGTAAGGTGCTTATAGATGATGTGTGGAGTGGAGGTAAGGCATCGGATGGCCCTTATCCACTTATGTCTTCTGCTATGGCAGCAGGGCTTTACCATCCTAACTGCAAAGATGTACATACAACATATTTTCCTGAACTAGATGATGAGCCTGACAGCATGTTTTCCAAGAAAGAACTTGAGCAGGTTAAGGAAGATTACAGGCAGGACCAGAAGCAGCAGTATGCAGGCAGAATGGCGGAGCAGTATGGCAGGCTGTCAGAATTTTCATTAGATCTGGATAATCAGAAAATGTACGCTGATAAGAAAGAACAGTGGGAGAATGAAGTATTAAAACAGAAAAATAGAGGCAAAAAGGTTATAATAACGGAGCAGGCAATAGATAAAGTAAATGAAATTAATCCTAAGGGTTTTACTTCGGATAATAATAAATTTATAAAAGAGGTACATAGGGATTTACTTAAAGTTGCAAAGGAAGAAAATAATAGTAATGAAGTTGCATGTGTAGTAGATTTAATAGCAAATAAAAAAACTAAGTTTATAAAAGGTGAAAGGCACGAGGTAGATATATATTCTGATTCAGATATGTTCCATCTATTGCATTCGGCAAAAGATAATTCTTTAGTATTATGTCATAACCATCCTGGGTCAACAGATTTTTCAGCAAATGATATTGGGGTATTTATGCGACACGACACAATAAAGACTATGACTATAGTGACAAACCAAGGACATGTACGATATATTTCAAAAGGCGAACATTTTGATTATAATGGAACGGTTGAATTGATGAAAGACTGTCAGGAAAAATGTGGGAATAATATTGATAAATGTATTGATTTGTTTTTGAAAAAATGCTATTCTGTTGGTATACAAAGAGGGTAATATTTAGGTAGGAGGTATTTTAATGGATGGTATATTAGACGGAAAACCGGGAATGACAATGGATGAATTGATTGCATTATTGGAAAAAGGACCAATAAAAGCAGAAGGCAATAACGAAGATAAAGCAGAAGTAAAAGAAAACAAATAACAGCCACCAGTCGAGAGATTGGTGGTATTTTTATACCCAATTTTAAGAAAGTGAGGATTTAGAAATGAAGGATTATAGTGGAGTAAAAGTGGTGGCAGCAGAGCCAATGAGCAGAGGCGAATACAATGCATACAGAAGATGTGATAATATGACATTTGGAATTGCTATTGAAGCACTGAAAAAAGGTAAGAAAGTAGCAAGAACTGGATGGAACGGTAAGGGAATGTTTTTATATTATGTTCCAGTTGGTGCATATGCTCCTTGTACAGAAATTGCAGCAAGTCTTGTTAATGAGAATGGATTAGTAGAGTATGGAGCATATATCGCCATGAAAACTGCACAGGGGAATGTAGTCCCTTGGTTAGCAAGTCAGACTGACATGCTTGCAGAAGATTGGATTATAATAGAATAGTCCGAAGTTGCACCAGTGCAACACAATTTAATATTAGTTATTAAGCACACATGGCAAATAAGCTGTGTGTGCCTATTTTTTTTATGCCCAAAACTTAATGGCACTAAACTTTAGGGAAATGCCGACGGGCGGTAAACGGAAGAAAGGAGATAGAGTGATGAGAAAGACATTACCTATGAATTTACAGCTCTTCGCAGAAGGTGGAGATGGTAACGGCGGCCAGAACGCTGGAGGAGATAGTGGACAGGCAGGACAGCAGGGTAATCAGAATAATCAGCAGGCGGCTGGTGTTGATTATGACAAGATACAGGCAATGCTGGATAATGCGACTGCCAAGAAAGAGAATGCTGTGCTTAAAAGCTATTTTCAGCAGCAGGGATTATCAGAAGATGAGATAAGTCAGGCTATTGCAACATTTAAGCAGAATAAGCAGCAGCAGACACAACAGCAGCAGAACGCTAATGCTAATCTTCAGAATGAAGTGGCAGCAGCACAGAAGGTTGCTGAACAGGCTCAGATTGAGCTTGCTGCTACAAAGGTAGCAATGACACTTGGTATTAACGCCAAGACACTTCCATATGTACTTAAGATGGCTGATTTCAGCAAGGCAAAGGATGCAGATGGAAAGATATCAGAGGACAATGTAAAGGCTGCACTTGATCAGGTTATCAAAGATGTACCTGCACTTAAGCCGGTACAGGAAAGCAATGCAGGCTTTCAGATTGGTGCGGGACAGCAGAATAACGGGCAGCAGTCCTCTACAGGTAACAATGTAAATGTTCCAACAAAGAGATGGAACAGATTCAATTAAGAAAGGTTAAAAAGGTAATAATATGCTAAATTTGAATTACGCAGAACAGTGGAGCCCGGAATTATTAGCAATTCTTATGCAGGGCACACTTACATCACCATTTATTACAAGCAATGTTAAATGGTTAGATGCAAAGACATTCCACTTTACTCAGATGAGTGTAAGTGGTTATAAGAATCACAAGAGAACAGGTGGTTGGAACAAAGGTACATTTAACCAGAAAGATGTGCCATATACAGTAACACATGATAGAGATGTGTCTTTTTTAGTTGATGTGGCAGATGTAGATGAGACCAATCAGACAGCGTCTATCCAGAACATTTCACGCGTCTTTGAGCAGACACAGGTTGTACCTGAGACAGATGCATTATTCTTTAGTAAGGTTGCACAGGCTGCACAGAATACAGAATTATACCATTCTGAAACTTCTGCTACAGAATACACAACAGAGAATGTGTTTGCGAAGCTTAAAGCTATTCTGGCAGCAGGAAAACTTAGAAGATACAAGGCAAATGGAAGCCTTATCATGTATGTGTCTTCTGACATTATGGATAAGCTTGAGGTGTCTAAGGAATTTACACGCAAGATTGAAATGACACAGATTGCAGAAGGCGGTCTTGGTATTGAGACTCGTGTTACTGATATTGATGGTGTAACACTTATGGAAGTTGTCGATGATGAAAGATTCTATGACAGATTCGATTGGGATGTTGCAGAAGGTGGATTTACTCCACTTAAGTCAAAGTATGCTGCAACAACTGATACAGATGTAGCAGAAGGAAAGACATACTACACTAAGAGCGACAGCACTTATACAGTTGTGGCAAAGCCTACAAAGGCTAATATAGCCACATATTATGAAAAGGCTGTTCAGGGCTCACGTAAGATTAATGTACTTGTTGCATGTGGCCAGACATGTAAGACAGTACCTAAGATTTCATCAATTTATTACTTTGCACCAGGAGCACATACAGAAGGAGACGGATATCTTTATCAGAACCGCCAGTTAAGTGATACATTTGTATTCCCTAATGGCAAGGATGGTAAGGTTGATTCTGTATTCGTTGATGTAGATCCTGCAGAAGAGATTGCAGAGTAAGCCTATGGTATATGCAAGTAAAGAGCAGTACCTTAGTGAACATAGACTTATCCCAGATGAGCAGATAGAACGAAGATTAAAACAGGCGAGCCGGCATATCGACTCGCTTACTTTTAATCGTATAACATCAAGAGGATTTAATAATTTGACAGAGTTTCAGCAGGGCATACTGATAGATGTGTGTTGTGAGATGGCTGATTTTGAATATGAGAATGAGGACATGATTAATTGTGTCTTACAGAATTATTCTCTAAATGGAGTATCTATGCAGTTTGGCAGCAGTTGGAATGTTCTTGTACAGAATGGAATTGCTGTAAAACGCGATACATACCAGATACTTTGTCAGACAGGCTTGTGTTGTTTAAGTCTGGGGGTGTGAGTATGAAGTACCCATGTTTAATACTAAAGAGCATGTGTAAAACAGAAATACATCTTGAGATAGAACAGGAAGGCAGGAATGTCTATGGAGAACCTCTTAAGCCTGTTATATGGGATGGCTTATGTAACTATCAGGACAGCGGCAAGACCGTATTAACAGCAGAAAAGGTTCTTATACAACTTGAAGGATGTGCTTTGATACCAGGAGATATTGCACCAGAGCTTCCGGTAATTACCGAAGGTGATATAACGGTGTTCGGTGTAACAAGGCATATATACAAGGGTACGAAGTGCCGTAATCCGGATGGTACGGTTAATTATGTAAGATTGGATGTGATGTAATGGCAAGAAATGTTAAATCAACGGTGAAGCTTAATATGCCTATGGTAAGGAAGCTTACGGCAGCAGCAAAAGTGTCAGTTGCACAAACAGCAGAAGCAATACATACAGATGTTGTTCAGAGCCAGGTTATACCGAGGGATACAGGAGCATTACAGAATGAAAGCACATTTGTTGATTTATCTGATATAGGTCAGGGAAAAGCATATCTTGTGTCTAGTACACCATACGCCAGAAGGCTGTATTACCATCCGGAATACAACTTCCATCAGGCACCATGGACTGATGATAAGGGCAAGAAACATGAAGGAAATGCAAATGCTAAAGGCAGATGGCTTGATGACTACATGAAAGGTGGTAAAAAGCAGAATTTTGCACCTGAAGCATTTGAAAAGTTTTATAAAAAGCATACGGGGTTGTGATGTTAGGAATAGGTGATGTAAGAGACCTTATAGCAGGTCTTGGAATAGCAGCTGATGATCATGTATATTGTGGAAAGCTCGATGATAAGAAAGATAAGAGCATAGGTGTATACCATCTTAACAGGAAAGATAATGTTCAGATGGCTGTTGGAGGTATACAGAATAGCTCTTACGCTGTCAAATCCATAAGTATACTGGTTCATTGGGATAAAAGTGTCAGGGAGACTGAAAAAGTCTCACAGGAGCTATACGATAAGCTCAGAGATATGAAACGGGTAAACATTAATGGCACAAATGTTCTGTTTACAGAAATGCTAGTATCAGCACCAATTGAAGTTGATACAGACGATAAAGGAATATTTGAAATGGTCATAGAACTAAAATTTTACTATGAAAGGTAGGTAAAGACATGGGACAGAATACAAAGATAGCCGGATATAATGCGGAAGCAACACCATTAACAGGTGTTAATCCGGTGCATACAATTCAGTTTGGAATATGTATAACTGGAAGAAAGAATGCAGATACGCCAGAAACAGTAGAAACAAAGGTTGTAAAAGATGCAGAGAGCTTAAGCGTATCTGTAGATGGAACCATTGAAGAATGGAGTCCAATGGATCAGAAAGGCTGGGTAAGAAGGCTTATGACCGGTAAGTCACTTAGTATGTCTTTCGGAGGTAAGCGTAACTATGGTGATGAAGGAAATGATTATGTGGCAAGCCTTTTCATGAAGACGGGACAGGATTGCAATACGTGGGTATCTGTTATATTCCCTAATCTTGACCAGCTTCTTATACCAGCGGTAATCAATGTAACATCTCTCGGTGGAGATTCTACAAGTATTGATGCGCTTGAATGGGAAGCACAGTCAGATGGAAAGCCAACATATATAGCATATGCAGCAGCTTAAAGAAAGAAGAGGATATGAATAATGGCAAAGACAGATTTTAGGGTAATAGATATCTCCATGAAGATTACGAATCAGTTACCTATGATTCGTATTACAGAAGATTTGGTTGTTACTGTTAATAACAGAAAGAGTACAATTCTTAATATACAGGCTATGGCACAGGAAGCAGAAAACAAGGAAAACAAGGATGATATGGCATTTATGATTAAAGGCCTTGAAATGCTTGTAGGAAAAGATGCTTCAGATAAGATTGAGGCGTTAGACCTTCCTATATCAGAATATAAGGAAATGTATAATACAATCATGCAGGTTGCTATGGGAACGTACGGCGAGGAGCAGACACCCTCAGCATGAGGCATATTATGACCTATGGGATGATTGGGAGCTGATAGAAGCCAGCTTCCTGTCCCAGTATGGCATACGATTGCGAACAGAAGATGATATGTCATGGGCTGAATTCTGTTCTTTATTGTCAGGAATAATGCCTGAAACACCACTCGGAAGAATTGTGGGAATCAGAGCAGAAAAAGATCCTAAGGTTATAAAGGAGTTTACTAAGGAGCAGAAGAAAATCCGCAATGACTGGATATTAAGAAGAAATAGAAAATTAATGGAAGATCCTGCAAATTACAATAAGTATTGGAGTGACTTCCAAAATTGGGCTAAGACCGCTTTCTCTAAGTAGAAAGTGGTCTTTTTAAATGCCGGAAAGGAGGGAGTATGTCGGATGTAGTAGGACAGATAGCTCTTGAACTTGGCATAGACAGTTCACAGATAGTTAATCAGCTTACTGGCGCTTCTAATAAGGCGGCTAAGCAGGCAACATCCATCTTTTCTGGTATGGGAAAGAAAATAGCTGCTGGATTAAGTATAGCAGCTTTTACTAAGTTTACGAAAGACTGCTTAGAAGTTGGTTCTAATGTTACAGAAGTACAGAATGTTGTAGATACGGCATTTAAGGACTTAAGTGGACAGGCAGACCAGTGGGCTTCCAATGCAATGACTAATTTCGGACTATCTGAATTATCTGCTAAGAAGTACATGGGTGTATTTGGCCAGATGAGTAATGCAATGGGCATTACAGGACAGGCTGCACTTGATATGGCAGAAGATGTTACTGGATTAACAGGTGATGTTGCATCATTTTACAATTTGAGTACAGATGAAGCATATACAAAGCTGAAATCCATCTGGACTGGTGAAACAGAGACACTTAAGGACCTGGGTGTAGTAATGACTCAGACGAACTTGGATCAGTATGCACTTAATAATGGCTTTGGTAAGACTACGGCTAAGATGACAGAGCAGGAAAAAGTAATGCTCCAATATCAGTATGTTACTAGTGCACTGTCCAATGCCACAGGAGACTTTGTTAAGACACAGGATTCCTGGGCAAATCAGACAAGAATTTTATCACTCAGATTCGAACAGTTAAAGGCTTCTCTTGGTAAAGGCTTCATAGCATTGTTTACACCTATTCTGCGTGGCTTTAACAACTTGCTGGCAGGATTACAGAAGGTTGCAGATGGCTTTGCCAGCTTTGTGCAAATGCTCACAGGAGCAGATGTATCAACCTCTATGGGCTCGATAAGTTCGGATATAGCTGGTATAGGAGATGATGCATCCAGCGCAGCGGATAATGTAGGTGATATAGGAAGTGCAGCCAAGAAGACTGCTAAAGATATAGAAAAGTCGCTTGCAGGCTTTGACCAGATAAATAAGCTGACAGAGCCAACAGATGATAGTTCTGATTCAAGCGGTAGTACAGGTGGAACATCTTCAGGAATCGGAAGTGTTGACCTTGTACCAGATGTGAGTGGAAGTACATCTAATGCAACATCTGCAATTAGTGATTTTGTAAATAAGGCAAAGAAAGAATTAGATAAACTCCGCAAATGGAGTGTATCGACATTTTCTCCATCTATGTCAAGAATATGGGATGGACTTACAAAAAATACAGATACAGCCAAGAAAAACCTAACAAGTGCGTTTAATGATATAAAAGCATTAGGACCGCCGTTGTTAAATTATTTTAATGGTCCATTTACAAATTATCTTGTAACATGGGTCGACACTAATGGCAGTATATTAAATGGATTATTTGATAGCTTTAATACAGTCTTTTCGGATGTATGGAATAAAGCAGCATATCCTATACTTGCAAATTTTGTTTCTGTTGGATTACCAATGCTGACGGATTTTGCATCCCAGACGCTATCTTTAAATGGAACAATATTTGATACATTTAAAGCATCTTGGAATTCTTTATGGAGTGAAGGTGTAAGTCCAGCCATTGAATCTATATCAAATGTATGGATTGGATTGGTTAATACAATGGCAGGGGCATGGAACGAATGGGGAGAGCCTATATTTACCGGAATAAAAACGGCTGTTAAGACTACCGGAGATGTATTCTTAGACATTTGGAATAATATGCTTCAGCCAGTCTGGGAGAATGCTTTAGATGTAATTGATAGAGTATGGAGTGAACATTTACAGCCACTGCTGGCCAATTTCTTGGATTTTGTTGGTGAGATAGTTACATGTGCTACGACAATATATAACAACTTTATTGCACCTGTAGTTGGATTTTTATCTGAACTATTAGGACCAATATTTATAGCTATATTTGATTCTATAGGAAATAAGGTTGGGGTTGTCGTTGGAACTATAGCTGATTTGATGAACGATACAATTACTGTATTTAAAGGCGTTATACAGTTTATTAAAGGTGTTTTCTCTGGTGACTGGGAAGGCGCTTGGAATGGTATAGTTACGGCTTTTGATGGCATATTTAGCGGTATTGCTGATATTGCTAAAGGACCTATTAATATGGTGATTGGCTTAATTAATGGATTGCTTTCAGGAATGCAGAGAGGAATTAATGCTGTTGTGAAAGGTGTAAATAAACTTAGCTTTAAAGTACCAAACTGGGTACCTGGTATAGGTGGCGAAGATTTTGGATTCCATTTACCGGAAGCCGACTTCTCTAAGATTCCATACCTTGCACAAGGCGGATATGTTAAGCCAAACACCCCACAGCTTGCCATGATTGGTGATAACAGACACCAGGGTGAAGTTGTAGCACCAGAGGATAAACTTCTTGATATGGCACAGAAGGCAGCTGCTATGGCATCCAGTGCAGAACTGCTGGCAGAAGCCATAAGTATTCTTAAGCAGATACTTAGGATACTTGAAACACAGGACCTTGATATACAGCTTGATGGAAAGAGTCTTAAGAAATATGTGGTTGATAAGATTAACGAGCATACAAAGCAAACAGGAAAATGTGAGATTATAACTTAACAAGGATGTGATGAATTGATACTGAGATGTGACGGGCAGGAGCTTCCGGCTCCTGTCTCCCTAAAAGTGGATGATGAGATTATATGGTCTTCTTCTACAGGACGAGCACTTGACGGAACAATGTTGGGTGATGTTGTCGCTGAAAAGAAGACCTTATCTATTAATTGGGGAATATTGAAGGAAGATGAGATGGCACTTATTAAGAACAAACTCATCGCCGGATTCTTTCCAATAACATTTCATGATGATGGACAGGATATAACAATAACAAGCTATAGAGGTACATTAAGTAAAGAGGTGCTGGGTGATATAGGTGACGGTAACTATTATTACAGAAGTGCCAGTGTATCTATAATACAGCAGTAATAGGAGTAAATATGAAGATAACATTAAGCATTAAGGATATAGAAAAGCAGATTAATAGCTTACAGTCTATTAATAAAAAGCTCCCTTTGAAAGTTAACTGGGCTATTGTAAAAAACCTTAAAACACTTAAAGCTGAGCATTTATGCGCAGAAGAATTAAGAATTAAGATTCTTGAGACGTACTGCATGAGGGATGAAAAGGGGAATTCTATTATAGAGAATGGTAACTACAGGTTTGAGAACGATGCAGAAGCAAGAACAGCCATTAAACAGATTGAAGAACTTAATATGACAACTGCAGATGTGGATATTTGCACTATAAATATTGCTGATATAGAAAAGTGTAATGGAAGTGATTATGAAGCACTTACAACGCATGATATTGAAGCATTGGAAATTATGATACAGGAGTAAATTATGTATAAAAATGTTACAGAGCAGTTTGCGACAACTATTCGTTCTCCATCAAGGACATTTAATCTTAGACTTAATGTAGAAGGAACATGGATAGACGCAGGCTTTAAGAAAATGACATATGAGAATGCTTCCTGTGCAGATGAATATTTACAATTAGGTTCAACAGTTGCGGCCAAAATTGAGCTTACTATAAAAAAGAGCGATATTCTTTTTGACGGTATAGAGTTGCCGTTAGAAATAGGCCTCTTACTGCCAGATGGAACTTATGAATATGTTCCGGTAGGAATATTCAAAGCTGAGCATCCAACAAGTGACCAATATACGACAACATTTACAGCTTATGACAGAATGATACAGACGACAGGATTATATGCTTCTGAGTTAGAGTATCCGGCATCTGCAGTTGCAGTTATGAATGAGATAAGTGAAGGTTGTGGTATTCCTGTAAATACTGAAGGCTTGGAAGATATTATTATTGATACCAAGCCTAATGGCTATGTATATCGCGAAATGATAGGATACATAGCTTCTTTGGCAGGTGGTTTTGCTTGCGTGGATAGAACGGGAACCATTGTAATTAAGTGGTATGAGGATAACGATGCTACATATAACTTATCAAGGATCATGTCATTTGAAAAAGATGAAGGTGAGTTCAAACTTGAAAAATTAACATGCAATGTCGATAATTCCACAACATATACAGCTGGCGACGGTCTTCTTGGTATAACCTTGGATAATCCTTTTATGCCACAGGCAAAACTTGAAAAAGTATATGCGAAACGAAAGGACTTTACATACAGAGGAGCAACAATAAAGACTTTGGGAGATATACGTCTGGATCCATGGGATATTATCACAGTAGAAGATGGAGAAGATGTATATAAAATTCCGGTAATGAATATTGTGCAGGAATATGACGGTGGTATGTCCATGACAATATCTTCTTATTCCAAAACAAGAACGGAAGAGGAGATAGACTTCAAGGGTCCTTCTATAACAGAAAAAGAAAGAACTTACACTGAAATACAAGAAACAAAAAATCTGTTGGCCAAAAAGGTAGATGCAGACTATGTTAATTCACATTTCACCAAAACTGAAGAATTAGATGCAACTAATGCTAAGATACGAAAACTTGAAAGTGAGAAGCTTAGCGCTAAGGATGCTGAACTAAAATATGCCAATATAGATTTTACTAACATTGGTAAGGCCGCTATGGAATATTTTTATTCCATGTCTGGTTTAATAAAAAATGTAACTGTAGGTGATCAGACTATTACCGGTGAGCTTGTCGGTGTAACCATAAAGGGCGATATAATCGAGGGTAACACCATTGCGGCAGATAAGCTTGTAATTAAAGGTGAAGACGGTCTTTATTACAAACTTAATACCGATGGTATTACGACTGAAGCACAACAGACAGACTATAACAGTCTGAATGGACAAGTTATCAGGGCTAAGTCAGTTACAGCGTCTAAAATAGATGTTAAAGATTTAGTGGCTTTTGATGCAACTATTGCTGGTTTTAAAATAGAGGATAGCGCTATATATTCGATAGGAAAAGAATCAGCAACTAGTGGTGTTCGTGGTATATATCTTAGTAAAGACGGTCAGATGGCTGTTGGCGATTCAAAGCATTATATTAAGTATTATAAAGATACAGATGGTTTGTATAAGCTTAGGATTTCTGCAGATGCCTTAGAGTTTTCTACAGGTGGAAGTGTAGAGGATGCAATCGGCAATTTGAAGAATGAACTAGATAGCGTTAAGGAGGAAATCGTTTCTATTATAAGCATTTCTTCGAGCAAGGGTAGCGTGTTTAAAAACACAAACGTGTCGACCGTGCTCTCAGTAACAATATTCCGAGGAACCCAGAGAATAACAAATATTGATGAGCTTAAGGCTACGTACGGAGATTCTGCGTATTTACAGTGGAAATCCCAGGAGCACGATGGTGATGCCTATCTTGAGATTCCTTCAATTGATGAAAGAATTTCTGAAAGTGGTTTCAAATTTAAAATTAGTCCTAACGATATAGACACGAAGGGCATTTATACATGTGATTTAATCACAGATTAGTAGGAGGAAATAGAATATGGCAATTAAAGCTACTGGTCAGGTGACCATTATCGATGTCACTGATGCGTATTCAGTGATACTTACAAGTGAGGCGTATACATTTGTTGGTAATACGTCTGGCGCACCAGCAGGACTGAAGTGCGCTACACAGGCTGTTGCTTATTGCGGTTCTAATCAGTGTTCTGTTGTAAACGTAGACCAGAAGGCAATTACATGCCCTACTGGAATTTCAGTTGCAGTAGAGAACAGCGGAACGGCATCACCAACAATTACATTTACAACAACAGCAACCGTAACGACAGCATGCGAAGCAGTAATTCCAGTTGTTGTAGATGGTATAACAGTCAACAAGAAATTTTCTTTCGCGGTAGCAAAGACTGGACAGACAGGACAGACGGGAGCAACGGGTGTTGGAGTTAAGAGTATTGTTAATTACTTTTTAGCATCGACTGCTAATACTAATGTTACAGCTGCTACAGAAGGTTGGACTACAACCATGCAGACTACAGACACTTCAAAGAAATATCTGTGGTCTTATCAACTCATTACATATACAAACAATACAACAGCTAAGACAACTCCGACAATTATAGGCACACACGGAGCAACAGGACAGACAGGAGCTACAGGAAACGGCATTAAGAGTGTTACCAACTATTATTTAACTACAACAGCTAATACAGGTATAACAACTGCTACTAGTGGATGGTCAACAACTCCTACTGCTACAACAACAACTAACAAGTATATGTGGTGCTACCAGCTTATTACATATACGAACAATACAACAGCTAAGACAACTCCTGCAATTATTAGTACACATGGTGCAACAGGAGCAAAGGGGGATGCTGGAGCAGATGCTATTACAGTTACTATTATATGTAGCAACGGTAGAGTATTCAAGAATAACACCGGTAACACGGTACTTACAGCACATGTATTCAAGGGTTCTATTGAGCAGACAATCACAGATGCAGGAGTAGTTAGTGGTCTTGGGTCTATCAAGTGGTATAAGGCAGGAAGTACAACAGCATTAGCAACAGCTAAGACGTTAACAGTATCTGCGAACGATGTAGATAACACACAGGCATATACGTGTCAGTTAGAAGATTAATAAAGAAGGGAGGCGTACGTCAAAATGGCAGTTAAAGCAGCTAGTCAAATTTCAATTATAGATGTAACAGACGCATATTCAGTTACATTAACATCGGAGGCGTACACCTTTGTTGGGAATACTGCTGGGGCTCCGTCTGGGTTGTCATGTACGACTCAGGCGGTTGCTTATTGTGGGAATACTGTATGCAAGATAATAGTGGGAACAATTACGTGTCCTATTGGTATTTCAGCATCAATTTTGAATAACAATACGGTATCTCCAACAATAACATTCAAGACGACAGCTACAATTTCTGCGGCATGTGAAGCAACGATTCCGTTAGCAATAGATGGCGTTACTATAACAAAGAAATTTTCGTTGGCAGTTGCAAAGACTGGTGCCACTGGAGCATCAGGCAAAGGAATTAAATCCACAGCAATAACATATCAGGCTGGTGCGTCTGGAAAGACTGCTCCAACTGGTACTTGGGTAACTTCTCCACCAGAGACTACAGCAGTGTTACCTTATATGTGGACTCGAACTATTATTACATATACTGATAATACGACAAGTACGTCATATAGTGTTGGCGCCACACCGGAAGGAATTCAGGTTGGCGGGAGGAATCTTGCACAAAAAACGTCTAGTAAGTACGATGCTGGTTTTTCCAAGTTCGATGGAAACGATAACGTTTGTTTTAGCATTGGAAACACTTTAACTGATGGGTTGTCAGTAGGCGACGTAATATCAATTAAGTTAATATGCAAATATACTAATATAGTATCTGTAAGTGGAAAAACTCCTCAGGTTCGTATCGTTGGAGCTGGTAATGTAACAGGTTGGAATGATAATGGGTATTTTCCAGTAAATAATTATACTAAGCTGTCTGGCTCTAATGGTGAAGTAACAATAATGTATCAGGCAATAATTAATGCCAATCATGTTAAAAATTCGTATTGGAATACGTTACTCAGAACAGATGCGATTCAAAGTGGCATAATACAATGTAAGATGTTTAAAGTTGAACGTGGTACAAAATGTACAGACTGGTCACCAGCTCCAGAGGATACTGATAATAAAATATCAGATGTATGGCAGGGAGTTAATGATGTATATGATGACTACTCGGAATTCAAAGAGAACACCTATACCAAAGCTGATATGGATACCAAGTTAACAGAAACCAAGGAAGCAGTACTTATAGCAGCTAATGCCATTTATCAACGACAGGATGCAATGGGTGATTACTATACTGTCACTCAGGCAAATTCAGCTATAGATGCCAGAGCTAATCAGATAGAGGCTAAGGTCAGTGCAATTAAAATAGGTGGTAGAAATCTCATTATCCGAACAGGGGAGCTTGTTAATAAGGCACTGGATGCTGATGGTAATACGAATGACTATGACAAAACAAATGTAATGGGTTCGAAGATATCTGTTGTGCCTGGCGAAGAGCTTACATTTCACAAGGATAATGGGAGTGAATGGTTCAGATGGAATTGGTATGATAGTGAAGGAAAATTCATGTCGAGAATGCCAAACCAGAACAATTTATTCACATGGAAAGTTCCGGATGGCGCATATTTTATATTGGTAAGTTATCCAAATACAGGTAACGTTAAGGTGGAAAGGGGCAATCGAGCAACTGACTGGACACTAGCTCCAGAGGACACAGATGCCAAGATAGATGATATATCTATAGGCGGAAGGAACCTTATTAAAACAACTGATTTGATTGTTGGTTGGATTGATGATACTGGAGCGTTGCGATATGCAGGTGATTGGGACAAGACATTCCTTACTGGTGAATATATATCCGTTGATGCCGGAAAAGAGTATATGTTCCAATTATTTTGGACAGATGACAACACAGAAGCTTGGATTGTATATGCTTATTACAATGCTAATAAAGAGTTCATTAAGGTAGCACCAAATCAGATTTATAACACGGATAAGTATTATAAAGAGAAGATAATTATTCCAAGTGGCGTAGCGTATATGCGTATATCGTGGGAGTTCGGTGCTCAGCGTGCCGTTAAGCTCGAAAAGGGTAACAAAGCCACAGACTGGACTGCGGCACCAGAGGATACAGAAGCTAAGATTGCACTTAAGGTAGATGAAAAGTCATTGAAAAGTGCAATTGAGGCCATAGCTGATACAATTAATATAACTGCTAGGGGTGGATTGAATATTTCCGGTAACAGATTTACGTTGACATCAACGAATACAACTATTACCGCAGATGGAACAATAACCTCGAGAGGAACAAGCGTTGGTTCAGATGGAAATAAATACTTAATGGCAGCAACATTGCGAGGAGGAGAGCTTAAAGTATGGAATAATACATCTAATAATGGAGTAAGGATCCAAGGGCATGGTTTATTCGGTTATGACGATGATGGAACTAATACAATTCAATTAATATATACTCCAAGTGATGAGAACGACTTGAGTACTGGTTTGTGGTTATATTCCAATTTAGGGCAAGAAATACATGTGACAAGAAAAGAAATATGGCTCCAGGGAAATAATAGTGATGGAAGTATATATGGTTATTGCAACATAGGCAAAGGATATATGCGCATTGATTCTTCTGGAACGACATATTATGGCGATTGTGCACTATCTGTGCTAGGCGGAGCAAAGATTCAAGATCTGCACGCAATGGATAGCATGACAGTTGGATGTGATGTGGAAGAGGTTAAAATGTGGAACACATATTTTGGTTATTGTCAACCTGTTACAGCAGCGACGAACAGAGTCACGTTAAAGTGGACTGGGGCAGCTTTGCAAGTATGGATTGACAACACATTAGTAGGAACATTATTTGAATAATAGAAAGAAGGTAGTAAAAATGTTAGAGACAAGAAAAGATATTACATTTACAGGAACAAGTTATATAGAGAAAACAGTGACAGGTTCATCTGAAAAGCAGAGAATTAATATTGTATACCTCTCAGCATCAATTTCAGATGATGGAAGTAGTGTAAGCGTTAACAAGAATATTCAGAACAAAACGGAATATCTTGCTAACAAGAAAGCTTGCATGGAGGATATGGCAGAGTTTGAAGAACTTGCATTATCTTTAATTGAATAAGAGCTCATTACAGCGTCTAGCATTAAGCTAGGCGCTTTTTTAGAAGGAGGAAAAGAAAGATGATAACATTAAAGGCAATTTACATGGCAGCAGCACACGACAAGCTGATTCAGCTTGTTATTATAGCTGTAATAATTGATACAATATTTGGAGTATTAAGGGCAATTAAAGAACGTAAATTTAACAGTTGTTTTGGTATTAATGGAGCAATTCGTAAGTGTGGAATGATAATATCCATTATGCTCCTTGTAATCGTTGATTACATAACAGGGTTTAATATGATTGGATTTCTGCCGGAACAGGTTAGACAGCATATGGGTAATCAGATAGGAATTTCTGGCTTTATCGCACTACTTTATAATGCATATGAAACAGTAAGCATTTTAAAGAATATGGCGCTATGCGGTCTGCCGGTGAAGAAACTATGGCTATATGTTAAGACATTTTTGGGAAATTATACAGATGAATTGCCGGATGATGATGAGTTGGCAACGGCGAAGATTAAGGAGGAAAAGTAATATGAGTATTAGAGGAATTGATATTAGCGATAACAACGGAACACTTGATTGGGACATTATCAAGGAACAGATTGATTTCGCCATGGTAAGAGTTGGATATGGCTCTAACTATGAATCACAGGACGATAGACAGGCTATAAGAAACATGCAGGAACTTGAAAGAATAGGCAAACCATATGGAGTATATATGTACAGCTATGCACTTAATGAAGACGAGGCACATAGCGAAGCTGCACATATCCTGAGAATGATTGCTGGCTTTAATCCAGTGTTAGGCATTTACATTGATATGGAAGATGCAGACGGTTACAAAGTAAGGAACAACAAAGATCCTCGCACTAATGGAGAAGCATATACTAGATATTGCCAGATTGTTACGAATGATTTAAAGGCAGCCGGTTTTGAGGTTGTAGGTACATATGCTAACCTTGACTGGTTCTCTAATATCTTAGATAGAGAAGCGCTTACAGACAAGAAGTGGCTTGCTATCTGGGGACCAGATAGTTGTCCTGTAGATTGGGCCGAAATCTGGCAGGATAGTTCGGATGGTTGCATAGATGGTTCGTCTGCAAGGACAGATACAGACGTCTATGTGAATGAAGATGCATTTAGTGCTTATGCAAAGGCTAATACACCGGAATATGAACCAGAAGAACCTATCCCAGAAAGAGAAATAGAAGATGTAGGTACAATGTACCGCGAAGGAGATCACGTTTGTTACAATAGAATCTATTATACAGCCGGAGACTGGACCGATGGTGCAGCACCATATTATACAGATGGAGCTATAACACATGTATATGAAGGAGCCAGACATCCTTACCTTATCGGGGAGGGGACAGGATTCGTAGACGATAATTGTATTACAGGCCATTATGATAATGAGCCTAATGACGCACCACCAGAAGAACAGGAAGATGAGACAGAAGATGTAGCGTATACTACAGTAGAAGCTGGCGAAGGATTCTGGCAGGTAGCAGAAAGAGCATTAGGAGATGGTACAAGATATCTTGAGTTAGCAGAATTTAACGGCATGGATATTAGTACACCACTCTATGTTGGTATGGAGCTTAAGCTTCCTAATTAATTTTATAATTAAAACTGAAAGGGGCATATCATTTTGCGATATGCCCCTTTTTTTATTGCTCAAAATTTTATAAAAAACTGTTGACATAATAGTCGCTACCGACTATTATATAAATACAGATAGGCGATAACGACTATAATAAAAAGGGAGGGGTATAAAG